AATACGTTCCTGGCTGTCCTTGTAATAGTAGTACGCCCCATAAACAGAGCCGCCTACCAGCCCGAGGACTATCACCAGGAGGTAGATCTTGAGCATCATTTATTTGCCTCTGGTTACATGCACCGTCAGCATAATTACAACTGAGATAACTAATACCAAGATCAGTATCTCGCCGAGGGTAAACGGTATCATCATCCTCTTATTTGCCCTTAGCCATATAGGCCGTCATGCCCATGTAGGCTCCGATAACGCCAGCCTGACCGATATAAAATAGACCAAAAAGGTCAGATAGCGCCTTTATTCGGGCATCGGGAAAGATAGGCAGAAATACGGCAAGCGTAAAGACAATCATTGACCCCATCGCCACCCAAGCCATCTGACGCTGGGCGTCGGCCTTCTCATGTTTTGCCAAGGCGTCTATTGCTGCCAGTTCAGAATCGCTGACAATACCATCGCCATCCAAATCAAGCTCGTTGAACGCGCTGTCTTTCTGTAACTTTTTCTGCGCCATAACCTAACTCTCCAGCAGAAAGGTTTCGTCGATTTCCTTTATCCGCCATTCCAGTACATGGGCTGCCGTATGCAGCGACCCCGTACCGGTGGGCTGATACCGGTCCCTGAGTATCTCTACCTCTAGTTTTAGCGCGCTCTTGTGCTCGTTTGCTTCGTCAATAGTCATCGGTATTTACCCCTATTTGGCCAGCGGATTATCCAACGCCTGCTGCAACTTTTTTTGCAAGCGACCCTCTAAATCTTTAAGATCAGCGGCTTGTGAGGTGCGTAGCCGATCCCGCTTGGATTCAAACCTGATTTCGGCTGCATCAATCATAACACGCACCTTCTCTTCACTTTTGCGGACCATATCTTCGACGCGATCCGTCTGCCGTTCAATCTTCAGAATATCGTCTCGCAATCCGTTCTTGATGTCACGCGAATATTCCACCGATTCCTCGACCTTTGAGGCGATGCCGGTAACTTTAGCGTCCATCACGTCCATAGCCTGCTGGTACTCACCTAAGTCCAGCCCGGCGACAGCTTCGACCTTCTGGTACATGAGAAAGCCCGCATAGAGACCGCCGACGATTGTGCTGATCAGCGCAAATGCAGCCGTACCAGACGCTACCGTGACGCGCATCCCCATCACGCGAACGCCCTTGTTTTGCAGGGCCTCTAACTCTTTAATCTTTTCCTCAAGATCAGTCACTGTTTTTCAAACTTGGCGTTGTTTTGCAGAGCTTGCAGACGCCGCAATTCATTTTCCAGCTTCCGCACTTCGAGGCGCTTCTGAACTAGCTCTAGCTGATAAAGAGTATTGCAGTTAATCCGCTCGCGTGGCTTGTCGAGTGGGATAACAATGCGAGCATACACACCTACATTTCGCGATTTATTAGCACTGAAAGAAGAAGCTCCAACGCCATCTATCACGCCTATCACACCCATCTCAAAATTCGTGGCCCCGCCGATGGCGTTGCTACAATCCAGACCCTTGGCCCGGAACTTGTCGCTTTGATAGTTGTGCGGAGCCGAAGGCATCTGCAAATTCAGAGAGTTATTCTGCGCTGCTACGGTGGTTGCAACGAAGAGCAGCAATGTAGCCAACCGGATCATTTGAACCTGCTGCATATCTTGGACGACACGTTCGCAGTGCGTTGCGTGTCTAGGCGCAGCTTGGAGAGGGAGCACAGATACACGGCCCGTTTTGCATCCTGCTCTCGAATATAAACATCGAACTTGGCGTGCGTCAGATATTTTATCTTCATCAGCCGGTACGAAGTTACGAACGGGATCGTTTTCCAATCCTTATCAAAAACTCCGATTTCATAATATTCTACGTTGGGACGCTTGTTAAAGATCGACATCTCGGTCTTTAGCAGACCCGCTACGAAGGCTGTCGTCAATTTAGGGTGGGCAGGCGTCATCTCGTGCGCTTGTGCGGGGGGAGACACAAGCAACACGAGAATGACAAAGAGTGACCGCATTAGTTGGCGATGCACTCAGCCACCACGACTGCACGATACGTTCCTCCGGGCAGCGCTTTCGAGTAGCCATATAGCGCCGCCGAAGTTGTTTCAAACCAAGTGCTCCCTGCCGTGTGGAGCGCGTATTCGCTCGTCGCATCATAGGTCACTTTATTCGTATCGTAATCGGACATGCCTGCATCAGATACTTTGCTGACCGCCACACTACCTGACCAGGCCACCGTGTCTGTTAGGCTGGGGCTAACGCTAAACGATGTCGGATATGTGATCTTCGCCTTGTATGCGTTGCCGATAGAAACGTCGTACCGGACGATAGGCTTGACGCCGCCGTCTGCGGGAAGAGTGGATAATTTATCCGATGTCGGGTTGCCATAGACGCCGCCAGTGTCTGTCTGGATGACGCACTTGGATGACACAGTCCCAACGATATCCACGTCAGCGTGAGTCGCAGTAGCTGCTATCAGCAGTACTGTGACGAAGAACATCAGAACAACTGCCGATACAATAATCTTTTTCAACATACCTCGTCCTTTTACTTATATTGCGCGTCTACCATCTTCTTATGTAGAAGCTGCTGCGCCAGATTGTTCCGCAGACCTCGTTTATTGTCCGGCAACTTTGCGTCTTGTAGCTGCACGGCATCTCGGTAAACGCCGCCGTTTATTCGGGGAGCCGAATATGCTGCCATGCTGGTAAGAGCATTCATAGCAGTAATCAGGGCGTCTTGTGTCAATTGATTTGACAGATTCAGAGCGTTTTTGGATATAGAAAGACGCCTTTGCAAGCGGTCTTTTTTGTCCTCCTCTTCGTCGTCATCGTCGGATTTTTTTCCTTCGTCATCAATTAAATCGCGGTCAGTGGCGGACAGGGCATTGGAAACTGAGTCATCTTTCGTCGCGTCATACACATCATATTGGATGACCGGAACTATGATTTGGTATCCGGGGCATACGGGGTCTGTCTGCGGATCAAAACAGTAATCGACGCGATATGAATAGACCACATTGGCGTCGATAACGCTGCCGCTGCCTTCAACCTCTATGGAGCCGTCGCCCCACTTGCCGGATGGTACATTGTTTACCGCGACGACTTTTGAAATCGTGTTTCCCGGCAAGCCGCTCCAGTCATCTGTCTCGCGGAAGATGTAGCCGGAACCCGTCGCGTCGTTGTTCTGCACATGAACGAGCATGTCGGAGCTTGGGTCTTTGATGGTGGTGTATCTGTAAACCACCGCATTCACATCCAGACCAATCAGATCAGGCAGAACATTTTGCATGACCCAGTTGTTAGCGTTCGCTGCCGCGTTCCCTGTTGAGCCATAAGTAAACGGCTCAGAATAGGAGCAGACCGGCCAGAATAGAAATAAGGCCGCCAAGCCCAGCCCACAGTTTTTTATCTTCAAAATCAAAAGAATCCTCCTCCGCCGCAATAGGCTTCTTTTCCTCGTGCGTTTCCCAAGCCGCCTTGGCTGCCGGGCCAATCAATCCATCGTACGGACATGGGGTGCCCGCATCCATCATAGCCTTGAAAACACGCTCGTCCTGACACATCACGCTGACGGCAGCGACCTTCATTCCCATGTCATAGAGCGTCTTTGCATTTTTAAGCTTTTCGCAGTTCACGTCCCGCATCGTAGAACCCATCGAGATTCCAAGAATCTGAGTCTGAACAGCACCCGCAATGCCAATTGTACAGAGATCAGAATTAGAACCCCCAGAAAATGTTGGCGATATAGCAGAGGGGGGCGGCGACTTAATAGTTGTCTTCATCGACCCGTTGGTGGTCACCGTGCTATCGGTGCGGATAACGTCATCGGCTGTAGCAATAGAACTCGATAAAACGAGCACCGCGATTAGAATAAGTCTTTTTCTAAACATCTCCCCGCCGTCGTGTTCGTCGTGACAGTGTCTGTCGCACTTGCAGAATTGGTGGATAGAACCGCCACAAGTGCAGCCAGTCCTATCCTCCAAAACATTGTCAAATAACGCCTTTTTCCTTCAGTAGGAAGCCAAGTGCACCACCCACAACTCCGACGATAATAACAATCGGCTGGGAAATCAAAACACCTACACCAACTATGGCACCGCCAAGTGCCGCATAGCTGGAAGGCTCTTTAAGTCTGCTTGTAATCCAGTTCATTGCTTTGATCCTTGTTCAACAAATTTTAAACGTACCGCCGCGAAGGGCGTCGCCCATGCCCCGGTTCTTGCCCGTAATCACGGAAGCTTTCGCAACGTCAGGTGTTTTTTCTACTTCTCCGTCGTTGTAAGGAACGTACCCTTGATCCTTTACCACGATGCCCTTGCGGACAACGCCAACTGAACCCTTTTTCTCTGCCATGAAAATCTCCTACTGATTTCGCTGTTTCATTATCTCGCGTTCGCGAGCGGCCTGTATACGTGCAGACACAATCTCTTCCTGGGACTGTATTCTCTCCCTACCAAGATTAGCGCTCGCTTGCGCCTTCTCATGATCCAATGCAAGTCTTGCCTGATCCTGCTGATTTTCTGCCGCATCCTGCTTGGCCCGCATCTCCAGATCCTGCTGTTTCAAAGCAATAAGCGGATCCGGCTCCCCGCCTCCCCCGCTTATTTCGGCACTCATAGCCTTCACTTCTTGCAGACCTTGCGCGATAAGCTCTGCGACCATGGACTCTATTTCCAAGGCCTGCTCTTCTGTGGGAGCCTGTCCCTGAAGCCGCTGAATCATCTGAACCGCAACCTGTTCCTTAGCCTGAACAGAGACATGCTCCATGATGTGCTTCTGCAAGGCCATCGCAATAGCTGGAAGTTGACCAACAATGGGAGACGAGCCAAATACAAGATGCGCCGTTATATGAGCCTTGTGGTTCTGCCCCTGAAATACCTTTAACGTTACGTCTTCTAGCGCTTCAGAGTTTTCAACCGCAGGATCCTTTGGCGTCTCTTCTTCCTTGTCTACAACCTTCAAGATCGCATCCACGTCTTTGACACCAATCGCCTTATACATGCGGCGAAATGCTTCGTACATATTATGTAGATCAGGAGCCGCTTGTGCTAGCTGCAACTCCGTTTGCGCTAGGGTAATCCTTTGAGACATAGAGAAAATATTGGGGTCTGACACAGGTATAACATCGACCCGGTCATCAAAATCCTCGGCTTTTACAGTCCGCTCCGCGCCCACTACATTATAGGGGTACTCTGGCGGCAGGGATTCTCCAAACACCTTGGCCAGGAGCGAGAATTCGTCTTTCTGAGCGTAGTGCATCCGCTTATGAATGGCGGACATTACCTTTGCACCCTGCTCTAACATTGCAATAGTAGTCCCTACCGCTGCTTGCTGGTTGCCGTCGCCTACCTGCAAATTAGAAACCGCTGCAAAACGCTGCCCGGCTTCTACACAGAAACCCATTAACTGGAACAACGTCTGGTCCGCACCCTTGTACGGAAGCAGCATCAAAGAGTCTCGTATAGCACCACCCGGTGAATCTACGTCGCGGAACTCACCCGGTGACAGGGGCTCGTCGTCATTGCGTATGCGGAGGCCTCGGGTTTTGAAGCCTGCCGGAAGGTTGGACAAGGTCCCTGCATCAATAAGCTGGCGCAGTGCTGCGGTGGCCGTGCGGCTTAATCCGCCAATCATGTGAATTAAGCCAAGGCCGTAGAAGCCAAAGCCAGGAAGGAACTTGAAGTGAACGAAGTACTGGTTCTTGGCCCGGTTTTCGTCATCCTCCTTGTAGTTACGACGAATACTGAGAACTTTACCGTTGTCCTCGGACACCGTAACAACATACGGAAGCTTTATACCCGTCGGCTCACCGTCTTTTCCTACGTCCTCAAACCCTTCAAGATCCAAGTCTACATGGCACTCTAAAAGCGTTACTTCGGTATCCAGCCGACTGGGCTCAATGCCCGAAATGTCGTCCATCTCCTCACGGACTTCGGAGGGGTCCGACTGAGACGCGGAAACCTCTATGTCGGCATAGAACCCGCCGACCTGTTTCTTGCGAAGCTCGTTTTCGGAAATCTGGATGACATGTGTCACATTCTCTGCGGTCTCTAAATCAGTGGCGGTGTACGGGACGACGAGTTGTTCCGCAGGGACAAACCTACTTACCGCCCGTCCAAGGAACTCATCATAATACACCTTCTTGAAAGTCGAACCTGCAAGCGGGAGATAAAACAACATCTGATCAAACTCAGGAGTGTACTCCTTCATCACAGATGTAATCTGATAATTCATGTACATGCGGACGCGGTCGGCCTGCTCCTCTATTTCCGGAGTGGCCTTTCCAAGAACCTGCGTGTTTACAGGACCCCCGGCAGGGAGAAGCTCACCGAAAGCCTGCGCCTGAAACTGGGTCACCGCTTCCGCAAGAAGCGGATGCGTCACACCGGCAGCGCCCCGGAAAGGTTCCGAACGCTCCTCATACTTAAATCCAAGAAGCTCAAGACCCGTGCGATAGGTTTCTTCCCAGTCCTTACGCCCCTCTTTGTTGGCCTCATACTGATCCAACAGGTCAGAAGCAATTCTCGACGCAACATTGTCAG